ACTGGGTGACGGCGCTGCTGGTAACACATTCCAAGAAATGGCATTCTCAATTGAGAAAGTCACTGTAACAGCTCGTACACGTGCGCTGAAAGCAGAATACTCAATGGAACTGGCACAAGACTTGAAAGCAGTTCATGGTCTTGACGCTGAAACAGAATTAGCAAACATTCTTTCTTCGGAAATTCTTGCTGAAATCAACCGTGAAGTTGTTCGTACAATCTATCAAACCGCTAAAGTCGGTGCTGCTGTTGGTACTACAACTGCTGGTAAATTTGACCTCGACACCGATTCAAATGGTCGTTGGATGGTTGAAAAAGTTAAAGGTCTTGCCTTCCAAATCGAGCGTGAAGCGAATACTATCGCCAAGACAACTCGTAGAGGCAAGGGTAATGTTATGATTTGCTCGAGCGATGTTGCTTCTGCTCTTGCAATGGCTGGCATCCTTGACTACAACTCGGCTCTGCAATCGAATGTTAACCTGACGGTTGACGATACTGGCAATACTTTTGCTGGTACTCTGTTCGGTCGCATCAAAGTCTACATTGACCCGTATGCTCCCACGAGCTCGACCAATGAGTTCTTTGTTTTGGGCTACAAAGGTTCGAACGCTTATGACTCAGGTCTGTTCTATTGCCCGTATGTTCCTCTGCAAATGGTTCGTGCGGTTGATACAGGCACCTTCCAACCGAAGATTGGCTTCAAGACCCGTTACGGTCTCGTTTCCAACCCGTTCGCCGATGGCGCAACTGGTTCGTTGGCCGGCGCTCTGACAGCCCAGAGCAATGAGTACTATCGTGCCGTTCAAGTTGCTAACTTGATGTAATCGTGTACTTAAAGTCTCAATTATAACAATAATAAATGAGAGACTTTTTAAAGACCCGCTTCGGCGGGTCTTTTTTTTGTTTATAAATAATGTTATGAGTGAAATCATTTTAATGTCTGATTTGCTCGACATTAAGGCAAGAAAAGAGCAAGAATTGGACTTTTATACCCAACAACTCAAAGAGTTGCAGGTTAAGATGGTTTTTATTCAACAAGAAATTAAATTGACCAATAAAATAATTGATATGATTGAAAGAGAAACAGTTATTGATATTGGTTTAAGAATTAAAGATACTACATGACGGCAGTAACTAGAAATCCTACGAACCCAAATTTTCTACATCCCAATAAGTTTATATTGGAGTTTAGTCGAGCACCAAACATACAGTACTTTTGCCAATCTGTAAGTGTGCCTGGTATTTCTATGTCTGAAGTACCTCAAAATACTCCGTTTGTGGATGTATATGTGCCTGGTGAAAAGGCCATTTATGATTTGTTAAATGTGACTTTTGTTATTGATGAAGAAATGAAAAGTTGGATTGAGATACATGATTGGATTCGTGCTATGACCTTTCCAGAAAACTTTGAAGAATATCAAAAACTAGACCGCCTAAGCAGAATCGCTGGCGTAAACAATCCAAAGCCACAATACTCTGAGGCCTCGGTAACTATTTTGTCATCGTCAAATACCCCATATTATAGATTTAAATACCACGCAGTATTTCCTACCACATTGTCTACCATGATTTTAAATGCCAGCGATGGTCCAGATTCTGTTGTTACCGCAGATGCCACGTTTAGGTATAGTTACTTTGATATTGAAAAATTATTTTAAAACCACTTGACAGGTCGGTTTAAATAGTGTAACCTTCTATCTGGAGGTTTTTTAATTTATGAAACAACTTGAAGATTTGCTTGAAGAATGGCGTAAAGATTCTGAAATCGATAGAACTGAGCCAGGCAAAGCATTACTAGACATTCCCAAACTTCACAGTAAGTACCTGAATATCCTCTCGCAACATAGGTTGTATGCGAAGCAGGCTCAATTCAAGTATAACAAAATGAAGAAACTAAAATGGGAATATTATACTGGCAAACTAGATGAGGATGACCTTGAGAAATATGGTTGGGAACCATTCCCTTATGTGTTGAAATCCGACATATCTACATACTTGGATGGTGATGAAGATTTGAACAAGTGTTTAGCATCGAAAGCCATGCATGATGAAATTGTTGATATTTGTACCGCTGTATTGAAAGAACTAAACAGTAGAACCTTTCAACTTAGAGACTTTATATCCTGGGAGCGGTTTATCCAAGGTGTTTGATGGATATTATTTTACATAAAAAAAATGAAGCGTTTATTCAGTTTGAGTGTGATAGAGGCCTAGCGCAAGAACTCAGCGATTACTTTACTTTTTTTGTTCCAAATTATCAATTCACTCCTGCCTACAAAAATAGAATGTGGGACGGCAAAATACGCCTGGCCGATTTGCGTAATTTTACCATTTATCATGGTTTGGTGCCATACATTAAAAAGTTTTGTGAAGAAAGAAAATACTCACTAGATATTGATAGTGAAATAACTATCACAGAAAATTTTTCATTAACAGAAGCTCAGGCATTTATTGATACATTGAATTTGCCTCATGTGCCTAGAGATTATCAAATTAAATCTTTTGTGAATTCTGTAAGAAATAAAAGACAATTACTACTATCACCAACAGCATCAGGTAAGTCTCTTATCATTTATTTGATTGTTCGTTGGCTACAAGAAGCGGATTATAAAAAAGGTTTGTTAATTGTTCCCACAACTTCTCTTGTTGAACAGATGTATTCTGATTTTGCTTCTTATAACTATGATTCAGAAGAATACTGTCATCGTCAATACTCAGGTAAAGAAAAACACACAAACAAGTTTCTTACTATCACCACATGGCAATCAATTTATAAAAATTCAGGCGAATACTTTGAACAATTTGATTTTGTTTTGGGTGATGAAGCTCACCAATTTAAAGCTAAGTCACTTACAACCATATTATCTGGTTGCATAAACGCTAAATATAGGATAGGAACAACAGGTACTTTAGATGGTACACAGACACATAGACTGGTGTTAGAAGGGTTGTTTGGTCCTGTTTATAAAGCAACAACCACATCAGAGTTGATTGAAAAAGGCCAACTGGCAGATTTTAATATTAAATGTCTATTACTAAAGTATCCGGACGATGTTTGTAAACTTGCAAGAGGTTGGGATTACAATACAGAAATAGAATACATCGTAAAGAATCAAGCTAGAAATGAGTTTATTAAAAATCTGGCTATGTCGTTAAAAGGCAATACACTTATTCTATTTCAATTTGTAGAAAAACATGGCAAAGACTTACACACACTCATCAAAGAACACGCCGGTAAAAGACACGTTTTCTTTGTCTTTGGAGGAACAGATGTTGAAGTTAGGGAGTCGGTTCGTGCAATTACTGAAAAAGAACAAGACGCAATTATTGTGGCATCTTATGGCACTTTTAGTACTGGCGTTAACATTCGAAACTTACACAATATCGTCTTTGCCTCTCCTTCTAAATCTAGGATTCGGAATTTGCAGTCCATCGGTAGGGGTTTACGGATAGGTGATAACAAAGAGAAAGCTACATTATTTGATATTGCAGATGACTTTCGTATAGGCAAATTTGTTAATTATACCTTGAAACACTTTATTGAAAGAGTTAAAATTTACGATGAAGAAAAATTTAACTATAAATTCTATAACATAGAGATAAAAGATGGAAAATAACATAAAGATTGTTAGGTTAGAAAGTGGTGAAGATATTATAGCAAATTATTTTGAAGATGAGGAAACCGGTGCAGTCTTATTAAATTCACCAATGCATATAATCTTTAAAAGAATGCCTACTGGTAGAACAGTAATGATGATGCTACCTTGGTTACCACTAGAATTAATTAAAGACAACCATGCAATTATTGGTTCAGAAAAAATTCTAACGATGATAGAACCAAAAGATGAATTGATAACTTATTACAATAAAATGATTGTTGAAGCTGATGAGATTGTCGATGATGATATGCTTGCTAAGGCATTAGAGGAAGATGAAGATGATGCAAATGAAATGCAAGAATTAATAGAAGAATTTAAAGAACATAGAAAAAAGAATCTATACTAATTATTATTGAGGTATATTATGGCAAATGTTTGTTTTGTTGTGCCTAGTAGTGCTACAAAAGCGTATCAAGATTTATCAAAAGTCTATTCTGCGATTGAACCACCAACTTGGGCATTATTGTTAGCTCAAGCTGTCCGCAATAAAGGACATGACCCGGTTATACTCGATTTTGATGCTGAACCAAAAACAAATGAACAAGCATCAGATGATATAGCCAGTACTAAACCAAAATTGGTTGTATTTGTTTTATACGGCCAAAATCCAAATTCAGGCACTACCATGATGATAGGTGCCTCGTCTTTAGCAAAGCAATTAAAACTGAGTCACCCAAACTTAAAAATAGGGTTTATTGGTTCTCACGCTTCTGCTTTACCACAACAAGTAATACAATACGATTATTGTGATTTTGCCTTTATTAATGAAGGTGTTTACGCACTATTATCTTTGTTAGAAACCAACTTAGAAGATGAGTTGGATAAAGTTCCAGGAATTTGGTATAAAAAAGGAGGCCTGCCAAGGCCTTCTTCTCCAGGAACTATCGTACAAACAAAAGATATGGACCAAGTAATGCCTGGTTATGCTTGGGACCTACTGCCTAAACACAGATATTTTTTAGACAAGTATCGCTCTCATTTTTGGCACTCAAATTTTTTACATTCAGGTCGCACTCCATTTGCGGCAATTTATACTTCATTGGGTTGCCAATTTGGTTGTAATTTCTGTATGATTAACATCGTGAACAGAACATCACATGAACAAGAAATTACATCACAAGATTCTAGAGGTATGAGATTTTGGTCTCCAGAATTGGTGTTAAAAGAACTAGAATATTTACATGAAAACGGTGTTCATACAATTAGGCTTACCGATGAAATGTTCTTTTTAAATAAAAAATATTATGTGCCTATATTGCAGGGAATTATTGACAGAGGCCTACAATTTAATTTTTGGGCTTATGCTAGAGTTGATTCTGTTCGTGAGGACCAATTAGAATTGTTTAAGAAAGCAGGAGTAAATTGGTTGGCTCTTGGAATTGAAGCAGGTAATCCAGAAGTTCGTTTAGAGATTGATAAAGGAAAATTTAAACAAGTTGATATTCGTGACGTTGTACAAAAAATTAAAGATGCAAATATTAATGTTCTTGGAAACTATATGTTTGGTTTTCCAGAAGATACAATGGAAACAATGAAAGAAACTTTAGATTTGGCATTAGAATTAAATTGCGAACACGCAAATTTTTATGCAGCCATGGCATTACCCGGTAGTCCATTGTATTTGGAGGCGCAAAAGAATAATTGGGAACTGCCAGAAACATTTGATGAGTTTGCCTTTCTTTCATATGATTGTAAACCATTAAGAACTAAATCACTATCTGCCGCTGAAGTGTTGAAATTTAGAGATGAAGCCTGGCACAAATATTTTTCACATAAACCATTTTTAGATTTGGTAAAAACAAAATTTGGTGAGTTGGCACAAAACAACATTATTGAGATGGAACAAATTAAACTAAAAAGGAAACTTTTAGGTGACTAAACAAGAATTGATTGATTTTGAAAATCGTATAGCCGAACATTTCAATTCAGGTCATATACGAGCACCAGTGCATTTATATTATGGTAATGAAGATGAACTGATTAAAGTATTCGAAAACGTCAATGAAGATGATTGGGTATTTTGTTCTTGGCGTTCTCATTATCAATGTCTTTTAAAAGGTGTGCCGGCAGAAACGATTGAAAAGAGAATTGTGGATGGCTTGTCAATATCTCTTTGTTTTCCAGAACATAAGATTTATTCTTCAGCTATTGTTGGTGGAGTTTTGCCAATTGCTGTTGGTACCGCATTATCATTAAAAAGAAAAGGCAGTACCTCAAAAGTTTATTGTTTTATGGGTGATATGACATCCGAAACTGGTATTGCATATGAATCAATAAAATATTCCATACAACACAAATTGCCAATTAAATTCATTGTTGAAGACAATGGCAAATCTGTTTGTACTGATACTAGAGAAGTTTGGAACGATACTAAACTTACTTACGAAAATATGGACAATGATTATATTTACTATTACAAATATGAAACCAAATATCCACACGCTGGTGCTGGAGTGAGGGTACAATTTTGAAATATTCTGATGAACTCAAAAGGTCAATGGAGTTTTTAGCTTCAGATGACAGGACAATCTTTTTAGGTCAAGCTGTTGCCGAAGCAGGAACTGCTATGTCAAATACCTTAAAAGATGTTTCAAAAGAAAAACTTATTGAATTGCCTGTTGCAGAAGAAATGCAAATGGGTATGACTTTAGGTTTGGCATTGGATGGTTGTATTCCTATTTCAATTTATCCACGATGGAACTTTCTTCTATGTGCAGTTAGTCAATTGATTAATCATATAGATAAATTATCTTATATGTCAGATTATAAAGCAAATATGATTATAAGAACTGGTATTGGTTCTGAAAGACCTCTACACCCACAACATCAACACATAGGTGATTTTACTGATGCTTTCAAATTGATGTGTAAAACAATAGAAGTCATTCGTTTAGATGAACCAGAACAGATTTTTCCTGCTTACGAAAAAGCATTGTTGCGTGATGATAACCGTTCAACAATTATTGTAGAGTGGGGTGATTATTATAATGAAAAATGATTATTACTAAAACACCGTTTAGACTTTCTTTGTTTGGTGGCGGTACAGACTATCCTGCATGGTTTGAAAACAATCCATGTAAAGTTATATCTGCGGCCATGGCAAACTATTGTTATGTTCATTTGAGAGAATTGCCACCGTTTTTTGACAACAAATATAGGTTTGCATATTCTAAAGTCCAGTTCGTAAATAATATTGATGATATAGAACATCCATCAATCAAAGCTTGTTTAGAATATACCGACATTGAACAAGGTTTATCCATAAGTTATGATGGTGATTTGCCAGCAAGGTCTGGTATTGGCTCTAGTTCTTCGTTTACTGTTGGTTTACTTAATGCTTTGTATACCCTAAAGGGTCAAATAATTTCTAAAGAAGAATTGGCAAAAAAAGCAATTTATGTTGAACAGAATATTATAGGTGAGAATGTAGGCATACAAGACCAAATTATGGCTGCTCATGGCGGATTAAGAATTATTGAAATGGGTCCAGGTTCAAATTGGGAATCTAAGCCATTAGTAATAGATGATAAGATATTGGACGAATTTGAAGATAATGTAATGCTAGGTTTTTCTGGTGTAAGTAGGCAAGCAGAAATACAGGCCAAAAAACAAGTTGACAATATCAAACAAGGTAAGTCTGATTTGTACTTACACTCGATGATGAGTCTGACAGAAGAAGCTGAAAAAGTTTTTACTGGCAAATTTGATATCAAAACTGTCGGTAATTTACTTGATGCTGGTTGGCATTTAAAAAGAAATCTAGCAGAAGGAGTTTCTGATGGATGGATTGATGATATTTACAATCAAGCAAAACAAAGTGGTGCTTATGGTGGTAAACTTATGGGTGCTGGCGGTGGTGGCTTCTTTTTCTTTTTAGTGCCACCTAGTGAACAAGAAAGATTTAAACAAAAAATGAACCAAATAAAAGTGTGGGTGCCTTTTCAATTTGATAAAAAAGGCAGTCACATTATATCGTATTCTGAATGAGGTTGTGATGAAATATCCATTAATGCAAAATAATATTAGTAGAGATGACTTAGATAAAGTTATTGTTCATTTAAAAACTACTGACCCAATACTAACAAATGGGCCAAACTGTAAAGCATTTGAACAAGAATGGTCTGACTGGCTTGGCGTAAAATATTCCGTTTTTGTGAACTCGGGTGCTTCATCGAACCTATTGGCGATGTCTGTATTGAAAATTAAAAATCCAGATGGTGGTGAAATTATTGTTCCTCCGTTGACTTGGGTATCTGATATTTCGTCTGTATTACAATGTGGTTTTACACCTGTGTTTGTAGACATTGACCTTGACAATTTGGCAATGACAACAGAAGGCATTTTAAATGCTATTACAGATAAAACAAAAGCAGTATTTTTAAGCCACATACAAGGATTTGATGGCCTAACCGATGAACTGTTAATAGAACTTGAAAAAAGAAATATACCTTTAATTGAAGATGTGTGTGAATCTCATGGTGCTACACACAATCGGCAACCACTAGGAAGTTTTGGATGGATTTCAAACTTCTCTTTTTACTATGCTCACCACATGACTACGATTGAAGGTGGTATGGTGTGTACTAATGATGAAGAAGTGTATGAAATTGTTCGTATGCTTAGGTCACATGGTATGGTCAGAGAAGCTTCAAGCCAAGAAACCAAAGAAAGGTATATCAAAGAAAATCCTCAACTCAATCCAGATTTTATCTTTTCTTACCCGGCCTATAACATGAGAAATACGGAAATTGGCGGTATAATTGGAAGGAGCCAGTTGCCATCATTAAACGGAAATGTTATACTTAGAAACAGAAATCACGAATACTTTCTATATTTGTTGGATCCCAAAAAATTTAAGACTGATTTTAAATTAGAAGGTGCTAGTAATTATGCTTTTAATTTGATTTTGAATGAAGCAAATGATGTGTATGTTGAAAGGTTAATGAGTAAAATGAGAGAAGAAGGTATAGAGTTTAGACGAGGTAGTGCTGGTGGTGGTAACCAACTAAGACAACCATACCTTAAAAACTATGTACCTGAAAACTACTATAAACAATTTCCAAATACCGAACACATTCATTCTTATGGTTTTTATCTTGGCAATTTTCCATCAATGAAACAGGAAAATATCAAAGATATTTGTAATATATTGAACGGAGTTTAAAATGGCTAATATTTTGGTCACAGGTGGCGCAGGTTATATTGGTTCAATGTTGGTGCCTGAATTGTTGAAAGAGGGACATAATGTTACTGTATTAGATAACTTTATGTACAAACAATCATCTTTAAATCATTTGTGTGGTGAACCAAACTTTAATGTTTACAAAGGCGATGTTAGAATTAAATCTGATATCTCTCCTTTACTCAATCAAGCTGATGTGATTATACCATTAGCCGCATTGGTTGGTGCGCCATTGTGTAATATAGATCCAGTTGGTGCTACAACAATCAACAAAGATGCAATTTATATGATGTTGGAAAATCTAAGTTACAATCAACTTGTAATTATGCCAACAACAAATAGCGCTTATGGTACAGGTGATGAAAATAATTTTTGTAATGAACAATCACCTTTGAATCCCATTTCTAAGTATGCAATTGATAAAGTGCAAGTTGAAAATAAATTGATGGAACGTGATAATGCCATATCTCTCAGACTTGCTACAGTTTTTGGTATGTCACCTAGAATGAGAATTGATTTGTTGGTAAATGACATGGTTTACCGAGCAGTCAATGACAAAGCGGTAGTATTGTTTGAAGGTCATTTCAAACGCAATTACATCCATGTTCGGGATGTTGTTCGTGCTTTCTCACTTTCTTTAAATCAAAATGGTATAATGAGAGGACAAATCTATAACGTGGGTTTGTCTAGTGCAAATGTGTCAAAGAAAGAGCTTTGTGAAACAATTAAAGTCTTTGTACCGGGCTTTACAATTCTTGAAGCTGAAACTGGCGTTGACCCAGACCAAAGAAACTATATTGTCTCAAATGAAAAAATTGAGTCGGCTGGTTTTGTTCCTAAATATACATTGCAAGCTGGCATACAAGAACTCATTAAAGGTTATAGAATGATTAAAAACTCCAAATATGGGAATATTTAATATGAGTGAAAAAAAGACTAAACATTATGTGAACAATGCCGACTTTTTGGAAGCATTAGTTAAGTATAAAGATGATTGTAAGCTTGCAGAAGAAAAAAACATACCAGAACCTCCAATACCTAATTATGTTGGTGAGTGTTTTTTAAAGATTGCTGACCACCTGTCTCGCAAACCAAATTTTATATCATACTCTTTTAGGGATGAAATGATTTCTGATGGTATTGAAAACTGTCTCATGTACTTCAGAAATTTTGACCCAGACAAATCTAAAAATCCTTTTGCGTATTTTACTCAAATCATTTATTATGCCTTTTTGCGGCGTATTATGAAAGAGAAAAAACAACTCTATGTCAAATACAAAGCAACAGAACAATATGGTGTTTTAGATGAATTTGAGATGTTCGAAGATTCAAATGGTAATATTAGGCAATTTGAATTATACGAAAATATTTCTGAGTTTATTCATAATTTTGAAGAAAATA